AAGGTTCAGAATTGAGAGACCGCTTCAAGAAGTTAGCCGGTATTCTTTAATTTCATAACATTTATATTGGAGAAATATAATGTCTAAAAATCTTGGAACAATCGAGAAGTTGATGGATGGATTTAATCCATATCGTCAACGCATGGAAGAAACCCGTGGATTGGTCAAGAAATGGGAACCAACAGGATTGTTGGAAGGTCTCGAAGGAGAACAGAAAGTTTCAGGAATGGCAGCGTTACTTGAGAACCAAGCACGTCAATTAATTGACGAAGCTAGTTCAACAGGTACATCGTCCAATTCTGAAGAATGGTCTGGAGTTGCTTTACCACTGGTTAGAAAAATCTTTGGTGAATTAGCAGCACAGGAATTCGTTTCTGTCCAACCTATGAATCTTCCTTCCGGTCTGATTTTCTATCTTGATTTCAAATACGGAACAGCTCAAGCCGGCTTCGGTGCTGGTGAGCAAGTATTCGGTGTAACATCTGGTTCAGATAGCGACCCAACAGCGGGTCTTTATGGAGCAGGTGCATTCGGATACTCAATTAATGACTTATCCACAGCGGCTCAAGCTCTTACAGCAGTATCGAGTTCAGCAACTATGGCTAATGTCGATTTCGAACCTTCATTATCATCATCGGTAGCAGCCGGTACTATTAAGAATTATGACGTACCATTGACTATCTTTTCAAACCCTGATAAAGAAGGTATAAGAGCATTTGAACCAACTGGTTCAACAGCACTTGCAGCTTACTACCCAGCATATACTAAGATGCTTGATAGTGTAGGTGGAAACGAAGTAGCCCCAGGTGATGCTGGAGCATCTCATATACGATTTGTCGTTAAAGAGGTAGCTGATACAGCAATGACAACAGTTTCGGTTCGTTATCATAAACAACCGACTGATGTAACACGTGGTGACTTCGAAGCATCTGGTATCTCAAATAATCCAGAGGATGACGCAGGTATCCCTGAGATTGATATTCAAATGCGTTCAATTCCAATAGTTGCTAAAACACGTAAATTGAAAGCCGTTTGGACTCCTGAGTTAGCTCAAGACTTAAACGCTTATCATTCAGTTGACGCTGAAGCAGAACTTACTTCACTACTTAGTGAGTATGTATCAATGGAAATCGATTTAGAAATCCTTGATATGCTTCGTCTTAACGCAGCAGCTAAAACAGAACGTTGGAGTGCAAGAGTAGGATATGAGTACAACCCAGCAACTACAGTTTTTGCAGAGTCTTCAGGTGCATCAAACGCTTATACAAAAGGCGATTGGTTCCAAACACTTGGAAACAAAATACAATCTGTTAGTAATGCAATCCATCAGAAAACTCTTCGTGGTGGTGCTAACTGGATAGTTGTCTCACCTGAAGTTGCTACAATCCTTGAATCTATTCCTGGATACGCAACATCAGCAGATGGCGACTCATCTAAGAACAGTTATGCAATGGGTGTTCAAAAAGCCGGTTTATTAAATAACCGCTTCACAGTATATAAGAACCCATATCAGTTTGAGAATACAATTCTCATAGGTTTCAGAGGAAGTAACTTCCTTGAAACTGGTGCTGTATATGCTCCTTATGTACCGTTGATAATGACACCACTTGTGTACGACCCTAAGAACTTTACACCACGTAAAGGTGTAATGACACGATATGCTAAGAAAATAGTACGTCCTGAGTTCTATGGTAAAGTTATTGTTGCTGACGTTAACTACGTTTAACACGAATAACTGACTGTACTTAAGGTACATCTATAAAAAAGGGAGATTTCGGTCTCCCTTTTTTTGTTTCTTCCAATTCCTTATATTTATTAATGAATAAAAGTACGTAAATTAGGAGAACAATATGGCTCAAGAACCAATATGGCCGGGAAGTAGTTCATTTTCAGCAGGAGATACACCTTGGGGTTTCTATGATAATGATAGTGATTTTACTTCATCAGCCGATAAATTTGCTACGTGGGCAGGTAGACGACTTGGTTACCCAATAATGTCAGTCGAATTGCAAGATAAACAATTTTATGCTTGTTTTGAAGAGGCTGTATCTGAATATTCTGCACAAGTCAATCAATTTAATATAAAAGACAACCTACTACATTTAACTGGTCAACCTACTGGTTCAAGTGTTACTCACAAAAGAGTTACACCTACAATGGGTAGAACAGTTACTTTAGCCAAACAATACGGTACAGAAGTTGGAGTAGGTGGTGATGTAGATTGGAAAAAAGGTTCAATTCAAGTAACAGCGGATGCTCAAGAGTATGATTTAAATGCATTATTTGTTGATGGAAGTACAAGTGGTTCAATTGAAGTAAAACGAGTATACTACGAAGGTACACCAGCAATGCAACGATTCTTTGACCCATACGCAGGAACTGGTTTTGGAACACAGAATATGATAGAAGGTTTTGGATTTGGAAATCATTCACCGGCAGTTTCATTTACAATGATGCCAATATTTGAAGACTTATTACGAGTTCAAGCTATTGAAATGAATGATTCTATTAGAAAATCAGCTTATAGCTTTACTCTTGTAAATAATAAATTAAGAATATTTCCAGACCCAGACGCTGATAAAACTGTATATTTTGATTACGTTAAAACATCAGAAAGAGATAATTCATTAGTATCAGACTATAGTGGTTCGGCTAATGTAGTATCTGATTTTTCTAATGTTCCATATGATAATATGCAATATCAGTTTATTAATGATGTAGGTAAACAATGGATTAGAAAATATGGTTTAGCTTTAACTAAAGAATTATTAGGTATGATTCGTAGTAAATATGGAACAATTCCAATACCGAATGCTGATACTTCGTTAGATGGAGATACACTAAGAGCTGAAGCTGCAGCTGAAAAAGAAGGATTAGTAAGTCAACTTAGAGAAATATTAGAACAAACAAGTAGACGAGCTATGTTAGAAGCAGATAAAGATGAAGCAGAATTTCTACAAGAGAAATTAAGTAAAGTCCCTTACCCAATTTACATAGGATAGTATAATGGCAAGTCGTTTTTATCCCCAAACAGATATAGACACGTTTGATAAATTTAATAAAGAACTCGTTGGAGACATAAACTCCAGTAAAGACGGTATAATTTATCAACCAGTAGTAATTTATAAAGTGTCTGTATACGATACAGAAGTGAATATGTACGGAGAATCATCAGAAGGTAAAGTGTACAAAGATGGTGTAGAAGTTAGTGCTTTAGTAGCAGCTGATGACCAAACTACCACTACAGATGAGTTTGGACCTGATTTACAACAAACAGCTGTGTTTTCTTTTGTACGACAATCTTTAGTTGATATAAGTTATGTTATTGAAATTGGTGATGTAATGGATTGGAATAGTGGATATTGGGAAATATCTTCAATAAGTGAAAATCAATTAATCGGTGGACAAACTGATTATAATCATTCAGTTGTATGTAATGCATTCTTAGTAAGAATATCTAATCTTAACATCGAAAGAGTACGGAGTATTTAATGGCTACAAATAAACCTTTACCGAGAAAAAAAAGAGTCATTAACAGAGGAACTTTATTGGCAAGAACTGAAGGTGATATAAAAAACCCATCAGTAACTTTAATGGACATGGATGGCGCTATATTACATTATTTTGAAAAAGTTATAAAACCATCAATAGAAGACAATGGTGAAAATGTAAAAGTTCCAGTAATGTATGCTTCACCTGAACGTTGGAAAGCTATTCAACGTGATGGTTTTATGAAAGATAAAAAAAGACAAACTATCACACCAGTTATTGCGTATCGTAGAACCTCTATTGAAAAAGATGAATCATTACCTATTGATAAATTAGATGCTAATAATCCACATCATTTTTACACATTTGAAAAAAAGTTTTCAAGTGTAAATAAATATGATAATTTTAGTACTCAAATTGGGTTGTTACCACAAAGAGAATATTATAACGTAACAATGCCTGATTATGTAACATTAACATATGATTTTATAATCTGGACATCTTACATTGAACAAATGAATAAAATTGTAGAAAGAGTAACTTATTCAGATGGAGCGTATTGGGGTGACCCTGATAAGATGAAGTTTAGAACATCTGTTGATAGCTTCACAGACGCAACAGAAGTTAGTGATACAGAAAGATTAGTAAGAACTACATTTACAGTCACTATGAAAGGTTACTTATTACCAGAAGGTAATTTTGAACACCGTTCAACTACTCAAAAATATTTAACTCCAAAGAAAGTAATATTTGGTACAGAAGTTGATACTAAAGTTAATACTGTTTCAGGTAAAGTAGGTCAATTTTTAAATGAAGTGGCAGATGGTAATGATAACATTGGTATGGGTTCACCTAGTGATACAGTAGGTACAACTTTAACATTTCCATTAGTTCTTAATGCTGGTACAGGTGTAACATTATCAAAAGATGGAGTTGAATTTGATGGAGCGTCTCGATTAGAACAAACAATATCAATTGGCCAAAGCGTAGCAACTACGGCTAATGTGACGTTTAACCAAGTTTCCGCGAGTTCACTCATATTAGACAGTACTACGTATGATGGTGGGAATGTTACTGGTGATGTGAACTTCACA